AGCTGGGACTGTAAATAATTATTATAATACCACAAATATTGTTGGGATTGATGAAGAACGTGCCCGTACTATTTGTAAGGAAGAATATGCCATTGCAAAAGCTAATTGGACTCAAGAGGCCCAAGGTATTGCCCAAGAACGTGTAATGGCATTAGAGGACAAACTAATACCAAAGATGAAACAGCATGATGAAACCTTAAAGATATTCGGTGATCCTGCTTTTCAATTTGTTTTAAGAAAAGCGCAAATATCAGCTGCATCAAGTGGAGAAGAAAGAGACTTAGATATGCTTTCTGAATTAATCGTTCATAGAGCCGAACAAAATGGTAAAAGAGAGCGAACATTAGGTATAACAAAAGCTATAGAAATTATAGATCAAATTCCAGAATCCAGTTTAATAGGGCTTTCAACCTTCTACGCAATAGATAGATATGAGTCAAAATCCTTTGACATACATCAAGGATTAAAAACTCTTGATAATCTATATAAGAGTATCCTTAATGATATAGAATTGCCTGTTGGTACACAATGGATAGAAAATTTGGATGTGCTTTCTGCAGTTCGAATGGGTTCTTCGGGAATACAATCTTTTAAGAAAATGGAAGAATTCCTATCTAATCAATTAGCATATTTACCTATGGGAATAGAACGAAATTCACAGGAATATAATGAGATACTCTCAGAACTACATAAGGTTGGGCTCTATGACCCCAAAGAGGAAATAGTAGAACTTAATGAAGATAATGGAGATAATAAAAAGGCTCTGAAAATCGAAATGCCGTTATTTAAAGAGCATCCTTTAAGAGAAGGGTTCCTTATATGCGCGTATCCACCTGAGACTTTTACAGAGGGGAATAGTATTAGTGTTAAAGTAAATCTTGGAGCACAAGAGTTAGATATTCCTCTAAATCGAGAACAATTCCTTGCATTTAAGCATCTTTCAGAAATAACATACAAGGATGGGCGAAATGTTGAATCATTAACATCAAAGCTCATCAAAGAATGGGATAATTATGAAAATTTAAAAAATGTGCGAATCTGGTGGAATCAACTACCAATATTTTTTACAATAACACCCATTGGAGTTGCTATTGCAAATGCATATATTAGGACGAAATATCCTAATATCCCAAGTATGTATTAAAAGATAAATCCATTATCTATAATGTCTAAAAATTATACCACATGATAAGAGAAACTTTTGTTGATAAATATAACGAAGGAGTAAGGTTAATTATTTGCGAACTTTTCAATATTTGCAAACAGACAATGAATCACCCTGGTGATTTGTTAGTATGTCAACAAAATGGTTTCATAGGTTTGGGCGCTCCTTGTTTGGGTCCTGGGGAAACAGGAATAAACTATATGCAGCAACTTAATCAGATAGTTTATCCAGGTATTTGAAAAACAACAAATGATAATGAGTGCTTTGAGCTTTGCCGGAAATTGCATGATTGGTTTGAAAGTGCGGTATATCTGAAGGATAAAAATATAAGTATAACGGGAATAAGCGGTATAAATAACCGCGATAATATGCTCACAATTGAATATGAGTACAGAAAAGGATTTGATTGTGTGCTTAATGTTATGAATTACCTTGAGGGTAATGTTGAAAATATTGATAAATTTGAAGTAGAAAGGAATGATTTTCATGCTTGATATTAATGTAAATATCAGTCTTACAGGGGCCGTAGGCTCTATAGGCAGCGGAGTACCTTGCATAGTGGTTTCAAAGTCTACGAGGGAAAAGGATTTTAAGGAATATAGCGAGTCAAAGGATTTAACCGCTGCGGGATTTGCTGAAGATTCCGGAGCTTATAAGTTGTTTCAGATTATGAAAATGCAGAAGAACCCTCCTGCTACGATAGGAGTAATTGAGACTGCAGGTAATGCGGTCAGTGTTATTCCTAAATTAGTAGGGAAGGCAAGGCAGGTTATAACGTTGCTTGGCGACGGGGATTCGACTGTGGCCGAGATGGCAAAAGCGGTAGAGACTACGGAATCACTTATTTATTTTCCTGTTATTAAGCAGATTTCAGAGGCAACAGGGCTTGAAGGCCTTGACAGAACTTGTGTAGGAGTCCACTCAAAGGGTCAGGATTTGGCAGCAGCTGTGGTAGGAGCTACAGCAGGATATGAGTCAGGTTCGTTTACTTATAAGAATGTTTTGATTAAGGGTGTTGCTCCTGATGATATCACTGACGGAGATGTGAAGCTTATTAATAACGAGAATAAGAGCGGAAATGTGTACGGATATACCATCCAAAGAAAAGCCGGAGATATTGTTACTACAGAAGGTAAGAGCGCGGCAGGTGAGTACTTGGATGTAGTAGATGCTTTTGATTGGATCATATCTAACATAGCTTACCAGGCACAGAAGCTTCTTAACAATTCTAAGAAGGTAACTTATGATGATGCGGGTATCGGCATGCTTGAAGGAGTAACAAATGGCGTACTTAAGGAAGCAGATACTAAGGGAATGATTGCTCATGATGAGAACAAAACCGCCATGTATGAGACTGATTTCGGAAAACGAAGCGATACTTCCGCATCCGACAGATCCGCAAGAGTGTATAAACTTGGTAAGTTCAGTTTTGACCTTGCCGGGGCAATACATACAGCGACTATTAACGGTACAGCTACAATATAGGAGGTAATATATGGAAATCAAAAATTATAATCCTTCCGATGTGACTATCACGGTTGCTTCAAGGGCTTTTGGTACTTTTGCCATCACGGGCCTTGGCGAGGATAATATCGAATGTTCTGCCGACAATGATTTTGCTGAGGCTGTAACAGGTTTTCAGGGGGATGTTGTAATAAACGAGAGTGCCAAGAGGAACGGTACAATAAAAGTTTCTGTACAGGCCACAAGTCCGCAGTTAAAGGTATTGAAAAGAATGGCCGACGTTACGGATATATTTTCTGTCTGGGTTGTCAATAAAGCTACCAATGAGAAGACCGGAGGATCTAAGGCTTTTATGAAGAAACCTGCAGATAATAAGGTTGGCGAAAAGCTTGCAGACAGAGAATTTGAAATACAGGTGCTGGATTATACAGATAGATAATGTAAGGGAGCTTAGGCTCTCTTTTTGTTATGGGGAAGGTGAATAAATGGTTAAGAGTTATCAGGTAGATAAAGAGATTAACGGAGTAAAGTATGTAGCACAGTTTTGCGGAATATCAAACTGGTTAAACTGTGTTGACAAGTCAACTTTAGAGACCGGACAAACATCCACAAAGTTGTTGGCTGAGAATGTACTGAAAATGGGACTTGTTGAACCGAAAGATGCCGATATTGATGATTTTGAGACACAAGAGGAATTGCAGGAAGTGACCAACTTTGTTTCAGGGGTTATGAGAGGACACTTTCGAGAGAAGACTATCGAAAAGTCAGTTAAGAAGTAGGGCAAAGGATAATTGGGCTTACTGGAGACTTGTATTAGATGGCGGACTTGATTTTAATACGGTTTTTTATCAGATGACGCCAAATCAAGTTTCTGAGGCGAATTTTGCTTTGGATTATTATATAAGTTTAATGGAAAAGGATAGGGGGTGATATCTATGGCTGTAATTAGAGAAGATGTTATAAGAATTACTTTTGAGACAAATGAAAGTGGCCTTGAAACTGCGAGCAGTCAAATCAGTAGTGTTAATGATGAGGCTTTGAATGCAGCTAATTCTGTCAGAGAACTTGACTCTGCTATGCAGGGAGCATCTGAGGCTTCCGCAAGTATAGCGGATGGAGCGGGAAATGGTATCACCCAAACAAATAATGCAATCAGACAGACAGCAAGAGAAAGCGTAAGTCTTAGAGAAAGACTTTCGGGTGTAAGGTCTTCTTTGGCGGCTTTGCCGAGCCATGCAGTTTCAAGAATAAGGCAAGGTATGGTTTCTTTGGCTCATTCTGCAAGGCAAGCTGTTACGGGCGGTATATCAAGACTTAGAAGCGGTATTTTATCTTTGCCGAGGGCAGCTCTAAACGGTGTTGTGAACGGGTTTAAAAGGCTTGGTACAGGGATAAAGAACCTGCCTAAGAATGTTTTTAATAAAATTGTATCAGGTGTAAAAAAGCTTGGCTCGGGGCTTAAGGCATTACCGAAAAATGCTTTTAAGGGACTAATTGCAGGTGCTAAAAAGCTGGCAAAGGCGACTGCAAGCGCAGGGCTTTCCTTAGCTAAAATTGCGGGAAAGGCTGTTCTTGGAGGTATCGCAGCGGTAGGTGGCGCATTTGTCGGGTTGGCTACCAAAGCGGTAAATGCGTTCGGTGAGATGGAGCAAAATGTCGGAGGTTCAGAGACGGTTTTTCAAAATCTCGGAAATAAGATTACAAGTATTAATGCAAATATACAGGAAATAGATCCAAGTACAGGAAATCTTATAGACTCCACTCAGTCATTGGCCACCATATCATCCAAAGCATATGCGACTATGGGTATTTCTCAAAGTGATTACCTTGCGAACTTAAATAAGATGGGTTCATTGTTCCAAGGGTCAGGACTTGACCAGCAAAGGTCGTTAGATTTGTCTGTACAGGCAATGCAAAGGGCGGCTGATGTGGCTTCTATTATGGGTGTAGACCAGGCTGACGCGCTTGAAGCTGTAACGGGTGCGGCTAAAGGTAACTATACTATGATGGATAATCTCGGTGTAGCTATGAATGCCACTACTTTGGGAGCATATGCACAGGCACAGGGATTAAAAAAGACATGGAATGAGATGTCAAACTCTGAAAAAGCGGAACTGTCTATGAAGTACTTTTTTGAGAGAACTTCACAATATGCAGGAAACTTTGAAAGAGAAGCCAATCAGACAGTCTCAGGTTCTATAGGGCTTTTTAAGGCGGCGGCACAGTCGCTTGTAGGAAGTCTTGGAGATTCAAATGCCGATATAAAAAAGCTGACCGGGAACCTTACAACAGCTTTTTCTTCCGTTGTAAAGAATGTTAAACCTGTTGTTCAAAATGTAGTTAAGGCTTTACCTACAGTGATCGAAGGGTTAAAGGATGCTGTGGTGGAGTTTGCTCCAATAGTAAGGGGAGCTCTTGATCAGGCTGTACAGGCACTGCCTACTTTATTACCGGGAGTAATAAATGGCGGTATGACAATTATGAACGGATTGGTAAGCCTCATACACGAAAATATCCCATCTGTAGTAAATGCTGCGGTTACCGCGATACCCTTGCTTGTTTCGGGCCTT